TCAAGTCCTCCCTTTTATCGGTAATTCAATTACTAGTTTTCTCTGAAGTTTGCCCATGTCCTCACTGATTTTCTTCTCTAGTACTTTTGCATAAATCTGGGTAGTTGAAATACTTTTGTGTCCCAACACATTACTAACCGTTTCTATCGGAACTCCATTGCTCAACGTAACAGTTGTTGCAAACGTATGCCTGGCTAGATGGAAAGTCAGGTTCTTCCTTATCCCGCACAAATCAGCAATTTCTTTTAAATAACTGTTTATTTTCTGATTTGACATTAATGGGAATACCTTATCCCTGCTGACCGACTTAGGATGCTTCCGGTACTTTATCGAAATTTCCAACGCTTTGGGAAGGAGTGGGATCTTAAGTTTTGTACCGGTCTTCTGTCGCTTGGAAAAAATCCAATATTGACCGTCAATCCCTAAATTGATTTCATCCGGCCTCAGATTAATTGCGTCTATATAAGAAAGACCGGTATAACAGCTGAAAACAAAAACATCCCTGACAGTTTGTAACCTTTCGATTCCGAACTTTTTGTTTTCAATGACATAAAGTTCCTTCTCTGTCAAAAACCCCCGGTCAACTTTTCGAAATCTCAGTTTATAGGAATCGAATGGATTTTGGGTTATCCACCCCAGTCGATACCCCAGGTTGATCATCTTTCGAAATCGTTCCTGGTGTTTCATTACGCCATTATTATTCAAGGGTCTTTGATGATCCAGTGGTTTATAATTTCTAAGGAAATATTCAAAATCGGTGATGAATTTATAATTAATCTGGACAAGATAAATGTCCGCAGTTTTGAATTTAACTTCAAGGAAACGATCCAAATGCCTTTTTGTCGTAAAGTAATTTTTCATTGTCCCCGGGGAAAGGACACTGGTCTGCGTAGTATTGTGATAATCCACCAGCTCCATTAAAGAATGATCATCAAATGAATCACCGAGATAAAGCGCCTTAATATTTTCAGGGGTAATTTCCTGTTTGTTGATTTGCAACTCCCGGTAAGCGTCAGTCAGCATTGAACGGACATGTTCCAGGTAGCTGTTAAATTTTTTTGCTTCCGTACCGGAGCCTTTTGCCATTCCGCGGGCTTTGTTCCATTCATCTACTGCAACGGTCTTTTTTAGGGAAATTTCAATCCTGCGGGTTTCAACAGTGATCCGGGCATAAACAATTCCTTTACCTTTATCCCTTTTCCCAGTCCGGACAATAAACTGGATACCAAATGTGTGGGTTGTTTTCATATCATTCAATTTTTATCGGTTTAATCCGTTTTAACTGCTTCTGTTGTTAAATCCGGCCAAAAGACTCACCGGAACTCACCAGAACCGGTCAAGAATCATGCTCCATAATTACAGATTTGACCCGTGCTAACATCTAAAAAACAAATGATTAGTTCTTTCTGGTGAGTTCGAAGTTAAATAAAAAAAAGACTCACCGTTTAACTCACATTTTTTGTGATATTTCCTGATATGAATTGACATGACAAAAAACGAAAAAGCCTGTAAATCACACAATTTACAGGCTTTTGATGCTCTTTGATTTCCCAATCTGTCGGGATGACAAGATTTGAACTTGCGACCCCTCGCCCCCCAGACGCAATAATATAAAAACATAGAGAGCTGTTTTTGAGAGCATTAACAAAGCTGCAATTAAATTATTACCCGTTTATTACCCGTTTGCCGATTTAAAAAGTTTGATTTTAGCCTAGAAATCAGAACCCGGACTCGGCGCTTTTTTCATCTAAAACATTGAGGTTTTCTTTATAGATACTCATAAACCAGTCGTAGTTCATCACCTTTAAATTGGCAAAGTAGGTCGTATTATGCCCCACTTTTGCACTCGAAGGGTATAGTTGAACCATAATTGTTTTATCAGGATTGGACAAAAGTAACCCATATTTCGCATTAAAATTTACAGGATATTGCCAGTACTCAGGTTCAAAAAACAATTGATAATCCTTCAACTCAAAAAAAGCACGTGTAAATTCAAGATATGAAACAACATTATCGTGACTCATGCCAAGCGCTGTACCTTTAGGAGTAAACCAAACAACCGCCAAACTATCGCCAGACATCAACAAATTTTGAGGGTAAGTTCGCCAGACAAACCCATTACCCAAGTCTACCGCTGTATAGTCATCTTTATTTTTCTTAAACTCTCTTTTTGCCTCGCCTTTGCTCATGCCATATTCAAAACCTTTGTAAATTGTTTGGCTAAACACAGAAGACGGAATAAATATGGTGACAAATATTAGTAGTAAATAATGTTTCATGATCATTAATTTCCGTAGTGGTTATAGACTTTATCAAAGTACGGGCCTTCATAGTGGGCTTCAATTGTTGTATTATTTTCAGCAGTTGATTTAACATCAATTTCTATTTTACCGTCAGAAACATTAATAATTGCTGTTCCAGATTCGAGCTCAATATATGTATCATACTCATTTGTTTCATTATTAAAATCTGTTGAGAAAGAAGGATGATTAAAATAACTACCTATTTCATAATTTCCTGATTTTAGGTTACCGTCGAAATAAGTTTGCGTATTGATTAAAGAAATTGCCGCGCTTGATGCTAATTTATAGTAAAAATTATCCGGTAGATTATAAATAGAATCAACTTCTGTTTGTGTCATATCAACAGATAACAAATTAATTTTCAGACTGTGTGAATTTGCTGGAATATAATATTGATCTTCAACGATGCAGGTTTTTAAATCGTAAGTCACACCGTTGTACTCAATATAATTTGTTTCAACTGTTTTAATTTCCTCGTCTTTTGCACAAGACGCAATTAAAATAATGACAAATATCAATAGCGAACATTGTTTCATATCGTTTTAATTTTTGGTTCTTTAATATTCGAAATACTATACACCAGCCTTAACCGGCTTGTTTGTTTTTGCCTGGGTCGTTGAGGTCGCTTATTTTCCTTTCCAGATTGTCGATATCTCTTTCATATCGCTTAATCATTTTATCTTGTTTTTCTGATAAATCAATCCACCGTTGAACCTCGGCTTTCAGTCCTCTTATTCTACTATCTTTTTCGGTCCAATCTTCAGAAATTGCGCCATCTCGCTTCTTCGTTTCATAAACCGGCTTAACATCGTTAACATACGAAGGAACATTTTTATTTAAGACAATCTTTTGATGGTATTCTGAGACCATATCAAGAATAAAAATACCCATTGCCTCAGAAAAATGTTCAAACTTATTAAGCGTAAATTCAGTTTTTCCGGTCAAATAATTTGAGACTTTTTGTTTCGACTCGTCTAAATTTGCAGCTAAGTCACTTTGACTTATTCCGTTCATTTTCAAATACTTCTTAAAGTAGTCAATAGCGAACGATTGAAAATTATGCTCCATAACAATAACATTTTTGTAAAAAAATTTGTTACTGAGTAAAAAATTTCTTTACATTTGTACAACAAACAACAACTCAAAGATAGTACAAGTCTTTGAATTTAACAATAACGAAAAAACACTACAAGGATGGAAAAGCAAATTATTGAAATTAAAACTTCAAACAATCGAATCGATTACATTGTCGAAATTACTCCTTCAATAAGCAATCTAAAACCCACTGCCGAGGTTTTTACCGAATCTGAACACAGGCTAAAAAACCTTCCTGATCACAAACGAATCATACGATACGTTGATCGAGACATTTTATCCCGATTTAAAAACGTAGCAAGTGACATTGATGCACTAGAGCTTGCAATAAAACGCTGCAAAGGGGAAAACGAAGAGCTGGACATAAAAGTATTAGAAAAAAACATCCGAATACTTCAAACCATACAGGCATTATCCGACGAATACACCGAAATACTACACTAAGCCATGACTACACTAACCCCCAAAGAATTTGAAGTAGTTGAGCTTACCGCCTTCGGGTTAAGCCAGGACGAAATAGCCAATCACTTACAAAAGAGCCGCCACACGGTAGACGAACTAATTCGCCGGGCCAAAAGGAAATTACAACTACAAAAAGCCACCGAGCTAACCGCCTGGTACTTCACGCGCCGGTACAACATCAGTTTAAACCTCAGCCAATCGCTCCGCAAGTTGGTAAGTGCGGCCTTATTAAGCCTCGCTGTATTTAGCATGACAATAGAAAACCACAACATGTTAAGAGTGTTGAGAACACCTTCGCGAACATGTAGCGGGCGCACATCCGGAAGAAGTGGACGCAGCCGAAACGAGTATGATTTTAACGATTACGAAACCGATAAATTAAAAATAGCATAAATGGAAAGTTTAAAAACCACGGCCGATTATTTGGCCGAAGCACTAAGGCCGGTAATCCGCGAGGAAGTAGAGAAAGCCATTCCCGATCGGCTGATCACCTCGCTGGAAGCTATAAAGATACTCGAGCAAGACAAGCATTTTATTATGCGCCAGTTAAAATCAGGCAAGCTCAAAAACTACGGCGATGGCAAACACCGCCCTAAACTAAGTTACCACGAAGTACACCAACTAAAAAAAGACCTTGCCGCCAAAGCTACAAAATAGGGTTAGTGGACCTCTCCCGGCGGTTACGGTAGCGTCCGAGCCAAAGGGAGAGGGTTTCCAACAGCCATAAAAAAAAGGAGCTTGCGCAAACAAGCCCCTTGTACGACGGAATTAATCCCCCTGGATTAAAACACCATACAAAAGTAACAAACGCCCGAAAAGATACAAGCCATGAGAACAGCCTATAAAATATTCGCCTGCTTTTTTATGCTCCTTACCATTGCAGCCACCTACGGTGTATTAACGGGAGCCATTCACCAGCTCGCAATAACAGCCATGGCCGGAAGTTTAGCCGTGTTCTTTCATGTTCAATCGAAACGCAAAACACTCGACTAATGAACACACCCACCACCACCACGCGGCGCATTCCTGTCATTGTCGACCTCAGCTCTAAAAAGTGGCTCAACGAAAAAGAAGCCATTGTGTACCTGGGCATGGGAAATGCCAACACTTTTCAGCACTGGCGCAACACCGGGTTACAATACTACCAGCCCGGCAGAAAAATACTATACAAACGCGCCGACCTTGATAAGTGGATAGAGCAACACCAAGTAAAAGGATTTTAAAATGATAGTAATTATTGTAACAACAGCAATCGCATTAATCATTGTAACCGGGTGGTTGTATTCGGCATGGGTTGCAAAAAGGAAACGAACCAGAAAATACCTGTAAAAATGAGACAACCTAACAATACAGCAAATAAACTATGCAAGCTGTCAACAAGTGGATTTTATTGGCAGACGAGATATAGTCAAACAGACGAGCCAGATAACCAAGGACGTTGGGCAAGGCTTTGCTTTTACAGACAATTTCTTATAGCACGGATAAGTAGGGTGCAAGTTAAAGAAACAGTAATATTTGTCGCAACTGACTATTTTCCTACAGATGGAAATAGTAACCCTTGTTTTGTAGACACAAAAGAAGATTTTGTAAAAGCAAAAGAAGGAGTGGAGAAACGTTTCAACGAGTTTATTAAAGCTTGTTATTGATCTTAAATGGAAAATCCAGCCTCCGAAATAAAAAAGTACATCGCGTTTCGTTACCCCAACTGGCTCGACTACGCCAGGCACATGTCGCGCGTGCATCGTTTCGAAAGTTGGGCCGAAGACCTCTTAAACGATGTAATTCTGGACCTGTTACGAAAGCCGGAAGACAAACTCATGTACATGCTGGGTAATACGACCAAAAAGATTGTAAACAACGCCCCCACCACCGAGCTCGACAAGTTTGTGCTAAAGATGATACAGCTAAACGCATGCAGCCAGGTAGCGCCATTTCGGAAAAACACACTCGGGCAAAAAGTAATTGCGCGCCATCGCAATAAAGTAGATGTACAGCGCAGTGTAGAGCTAAACGGCTACGATGCCGCCACCGAAGAGTACAACGCCGAGCGCGCACAACGAATTGACCACATGCACGCACGCAACATCAGGCTAATGAAAGAAGCAGGCTACACCGCCGACGCCATACAGCTCTACGAGCACCACTACATAAAAGGGCAGCCAATAGCTGCCGGGAACGAAACAGCACTATATCGGATAAATCAATTCTTAATAAAACCATGACAAAAAAAATTGAAACACGCAAAGACGAAATTCGTCTGACCACTTCGAGCCCCGAGAAAATGTTCGGTCAATATCTTGCCAAGCCGTTAAAACGAACTTGGACCGAAGAATTCGTAGACGACGACACCTCCGAGGTTATACCCATAGAGCGCAGCGAAATGATTGTGCAACAAGGCACCTACATTGATAACGACATTTTATCGCGCATCCGCTTTCACATCGACTCGGGCGATATTACTGCCGTTGAGGTAAGCAACCAGCAGCGGCAGGCGCATATGGTATCGTACACCGGCTTAACACCTTGGTCGGTTACTGCACAGGTTGGCAAAAAGAAACACAAAATACTACTGTATGCCAACAGCATCGAAATGGCAATGGAAGTCGTAAAAGACTTTATCGAGCTCAATTTTAGAGAAACGTTCATTCTGTTGAATATTCGCGATTATAACGACTGCATCATCATTAAAGACAACCTACGCAAAGTGACCGCCGAAGACCCGGACAGCGAAGACCCGGAAACCCAGATTGATAAAAAGTTTTACAAAATAGAAGTAAAGGTAACCCGCGAATCAGGTTCCTACACATCAACATACATTGTGCATACCACCGACGTTGACTCGGCCATGATTTCGATTAACAACTGGTTGACCGACAGCATCAGCAAGCGGGCACAGGAGCGCAACGAACAAGAAGACCTCGACTTTATAACCGCCATTGAGTCGGCCGTTGTAATTCCATGCAGTTGCACGATCGACCGCGAGTTTAGTGCGGCCTATTTGAATAGTAATCAATAAAAACCACGATTGAAATGATCAGAGTAACCAAAATAACAATCGAGTGCGACCACGAATTTCAGAACATGGAAGAGCTGGAACAATTACGCACCGACATTCGCGATAAGCTTAACATTGAAGGAAGCCTCACCGTATTTCGATACACCGAACCACCCAAAAAAGAATAACGAAGTAAGCAAAATGTTAAATCACGCTAGTTTATTTTCAGGAATCGGAGGCTTTGACCTTGCGGCGGAATGGATGGGTTGGAATAACGTATTTCATTGCGAATGGAACGAGTTCGGGCAAAAAGTGCTTAAATATTACTGGCCAAAAGCAAAAAGTTATGGAGACATTACACAAACAGATTTCACTATTTGGAGAAATAAAATCGACATCCTTACCGGAGGATTCCCATGCCAACCATATAGCGTTGCAGGAAAAAGGCTTGGAAAAGAAGATGAGCGCCACCTCTGGCCGGAAATGCTTAGAGCAATACGCGAGATTTCCCCAAGTTACGTTGTGGGAGAAAACGTTTATGGGCTACTTAGTTGGAATGGAGGCCTGGTTTTCGACGAGGTGCAAGCTGACTTGGAAGCTGAAGGGTACAAAGTACAACCGGTTGTACTTCCAGCTTGTGGCCAGAACGCCCCCCACAAAAGAGAAAGAGTTTGGTTTATTGCCTACTCCACAAGCCAGGGACGAAAAGAATGGCAGCAAAATAGAGGACGGAAGGACAAAAAGAAAAATGGAGCAGAGCTGGAGTTTCGGCATAAACGATTTAGCAACAATGGGATTATTGCCAACACCGACAACGATGGACAACATGGCTCCAAAAACGGACAAAGCGATAATAAAGGAAATGACAATAACCAGACCCGGGCGAACACAATTAAGCAACTTACGGGATGTTGTAGCCCGGCAAATGTTGCCAACACCGGATGCAGCGAGTGGGAAAACGGGGTACATGGGGAAGAACAGGGAAGGGAAGCAACAAAATTTGGAGACAGTTATACGAAATTCGGACAGTTCACTAAATTCCCAAATGTTGAACCCACAATTTGTGGCGGAAATGATGGGGTTTCCGGTAAACTGGACGGAATTACCTTTTCGAAATGGCGAAATGAAAGCATAAAAGCATACGGTAATGCAATAGTTCCACAAGTGGCGTATGTAATTTTTAAAGCGATCCAAGCCACTGCATTTTCAGGCGAAGTGCAAGGCGAGAAACAATAAAAAGCTTAGTAATTCAGAAACTAAATAAGTAAAACCTATGCAATTTAAAAGCTATAAAACCGAAGACTTCACGTTAGCGGCAAGTCCGCATAATACATGTGACGGTTGTTGGTTTAAAAACAACCCGGTAGCCAATTGCCGGGGCGATGCTACGAAGTTTGCCAACAGCATTTTTTCAACCTACTCGCCAACGGGCCGCGGCTCATGCTTCAAGCTCGTTGCCGTTAAACGACTCACTACTCCGCAACAAGGAGGAATACAGAAGCCACAGCGGACACCAAAAGCCGCACAATCAAAAATTAATTTGTAAGACATGGGACGCAAACGCAAATCGTTATACACCGTTCGGGAAGCCACCGCAATCGCTTTTAAGAGCATGCCCGAGACATTCATGTGCATCAACATGGTTGAAATGGTTAGAAGTTTAACTGCCCGCCCAAGCTGCACCGACGGCACAATTACCCGCCGCCTTCGCGATCTCAGGGCCGACAACCCCGAGGCATATGGTTACGAGTGCATCAACCAGGACAAAAGCATTTACCGCAAACGAAAACTCAAAAAACTGCAACAGGTATAATATGGCGAATATAACCAAAGCAAGCAGGTATCAGCGGCACGAAAAGATAATTATTTGTCCGCAATGCAAAGGAACTGAAACAGAGACACTCACCGACTTTGACCTGTCGAAAGCCCCCGATGTAAAAATCTGTAGGGTATGCAACGGGAAAGGCCGACTACGACGAGTAATAACGATTAACGATGAAAAACTTAACGAATGAACGCATACGAAATACCCGGAGTAGTCATTACCACTTCAATGGTTGAGGCCGCCGCTTGTGCCGCTTGGAACATAAACCGCGAAGACCTTTACATGCGCACCCGGCGCCACAAAATAGTAGAACCAAGGCAAGCAGTCTTCTGGTTTCGACACAAGGTTATGAAAGAACAACCGGGAGTAGTTGTTGAGGGCACCAGTTTCGACCGCACAACATTGCTACACGCCTGTAAAACGGTCAACAGATATCAAGAAACAAACGACCGCAAGTTTATGCCTAAGTTCAACCACTTTTTAAGCAAGCTGGGGCGCGAAATACCACAACCAAATGATAAAAAAACTAAGAGAAATACAGACCGCCAGTGATATGTACGCGCTGGCAGGTATATGGAGGCAGCGCGCCGACAAACTAAGGGGCATCTGGCAGAATATGAACGAAAGCCAGGACCGCAGGCGCAAAGCCTTAATACTGTTTGAAGAAATGAAATGGCGCATAATAAAGATGGTGGAAACCGCCGCAAGCCTCGATAAAGCAACGTGGCGGAGGCAACGCAGTATTAAACGAATCTGGAATTAAAAAAGCAATCTACAAATGAAACGATGTCCCATTCATAACATGCCGATGCGAAGGCGCCACAACTCAACCATTGAGCAATGCCCGCGCTGCCTGATTGTAAAGAATAACCGGATAATAGAGCGCTCAGTTTTTAAAAAGGCCCCTAAATTCAACCTTTACCAAACAACCGCATGGAAATGGTTTAGCAGGTATGTGCTTCTGTATTATGCCGACAAGAACGCTGTAGCCATTTGCGCCACCTCGGGCCGCCGTATGAGCATCAATTCAAAACAATGTCATGCCGGGCACTACATCAAAGTAAACGACATGAATAGCACAAACTATTCAACCGCTTTTGACTTTAGAAATGTGGCGCCTCAGTACTACCGAGATAACCACTACGGTGGCGGACGTATGGACCGCATGCGCGAACACCTGGTCGGCAAGCATGGCGAAGACGCCATAAAAGAACTGGAAGCCAAGAGACATCAAGCTTTTCACCTCGACAAAGCCACCCTCGACCAGATAGCCGCTGAGTATAAAGCAAAATTCAAACAATTATTAATTGACCGCGAAATGCAAAATCCCTGGGAAAAATGACCGATGTAGAGATATTAAAACAATTGTTTTTAGAAATAGGATGCAGCTTTTCAGGATGCAGCACACTCATAGGCTCAACCGTTACGATAAAGCCAGATGATAACCGCGAGGTTGACTTTGAGTTCGACCAGTCGGGCAAGTTTTTAAGGATAATCTAACCGCTTCTGATATGCCAATTGATTACAAGAAATATCCAAAAAACTGGAAGTCTGAAATACGACCTAGAATAATGGAACGGGCAGGCAACACCTGTGAATTTGATGGATGCGATTTTAAGCACGGTGAATACGTTTGGGCTGTTAGATATAGGGGGAAAACTACAGGATGGTTTAGAGACTTTGAAGAAGCCAATAGCTACCCGAAAACTATCGAAAGTAAAAAGAATAAAGCGACCGGAAGAATAGAACCGATACCAAACCCAAAGAGAGTAAAAGTAGTGCTTACAATCGCACACCTCGACCATGATAAAACTAATCATGATGTTAAAGACGAACGACTAAAAGCAGCCTGCCAACTATGCCACTTGCGATATGATGCAAAAGAGAAATACCGAAGGTAAATGGTGGGTAACTCTGAAGAATTAAGAGATATTTTAACTAATTGAAAATAACGAAGCAATTTGTACCTAATGAACTGGAGAAAATTAAAAGAAAGATTCCCTAATTCTGAACCAGAGATTAGGGAACATCTTTCTAAAACAGGAATAAGAGACAGCAGAAGCCTTATAGATAATTTTTTAGAATCTAAAGGCTATGTTATTGGAATGGGATTCATAAAAGCATTAACAGATTATGAGCAAAGCCTTAATAAAATGGAATGAGCTGAGCCGTAAATTAAGCGATTCAGATAACTCTATCCGACCAAATAAATACGAACGCAAGGTTAAAAGGCTAATACTGCTGTTGAAGTTGTGGTTAATGGTAAATTGTATGTGGCGGCTAAACCGAAGATTAGGAAAGAACGAATATTGATAATTTATAAATAGTGAGCGATATGGGAACTGTAAGAACCAAAAATGAATTGAGATACCAATTTAATGTATCTAAAAACAAAGAAGTATTCAATAAATGCACAGAAGGAGAAGTAATGTTTTCTGATGCTTATGTAAACTGGCTTGAAGATGCTTGTATGCAAGCGAACGGAGTTGATAAAAGCACCGAAAGCTGCCATATACAAAATGTTAATGGCAGTGCTTTAAAAGCCCCTTTGACATTTAAGCAAGCTGCACAGGCGATGCATGATTTTAGTATAGCTGCAAAGAAGTGGTTAGAATCTGAGGATTACAAAAAGATAAGTGATGCTGTTAAAAATGTTTCTTAGCATTGCCATTAACGGCCGGATGCAAGGTGCGTTAACTCCGTTGCCATTGATTTGAAAAACAGACGTTACAAGTTTTTAATATTTTAAGGAAGGAATTATGAATACAAATGTATCTATTTACAAAGAACCAGTTGTTTTAGAAAAAGGTGAAACTAAAGAAATGTGTGATTGTGGTGGCTCATTAACTCGAAGGTATATTGGCGACCATAACGGATACCGAGCAACACAGCATCATTGTACTTATTGCACACAGGATTATTACGAATTGCGTGGGAAAATATTAAAAACTACCACGGACGTTGATTAGTGCAAGTATAATGCACTTTGCATAATGTTATAAACTTTTGGCGGGTTCTATGGTGTAAGGTTTAACATGACCAGAAAATGTATGATAATTTCAATCAGAAGTAAGGAGTTAAACCCGCCAATTGTTTTATAATGGTTCGCGAGTATGGAACGGAAAACGGAGAAAATGAGCTTGCTCAAATTTTCGGGAGTTTGGAGTCTCCATTGGATTTCCATCCTGATTAAATGTGCAGGTGTAGTTTTATGGGCTATCACTCGCTGTTGGCAGTTCGTTCGGGCTGCGACACGGAAATACAAGCGCGAACCATTGACAGTCATGTTTTTTAGTGAGAATTTTTAAATTTTAATGATTATGAATTTACTAGAGTTTTTAGATCACCAATCAGCCATGCGATTGCTTGGCTACGGAGTGCTTTTTTTGTTTTGTATATGGGGAATTTCGGGCAGTGTAAACCACTTTATTACAAACTATTTTCACTACAAAAAATTTAAAAATGAAGCTAAAAACGGGCGACGGGAGGAGTCCGAATGACTGTCAACGTTAAGCGTATGCGCCTGTTGGCGTTTTGAATAGAACTACAAAATTTTAAAATACAGACATAAGATGAGTAAAGAAACAAACGATACAAATACCACTAAGCCAATGGCGTATGACGCATTGTTATATGCTGGGCGACCTTTACACCTCACACTTAAAAAAGAGTGGTATGATAAAATTGCAAGTGGGGAGAAAAAAGAAGAATACAGGGAAATTAAACAATATTGGATAAATAGATTTACTTGGCACGAATTTCATTGGATGACACCGTGCGAAGTGCGTAGGGATTTTGAAAACGGAATTCCGATACTTAAAAACAAAAAATGGGAAGCTGTAGAATTTCGCAACGGATATTCAAAAGATGCACCGACAATGAGAGTTGAATTATTAGGGATTGAAATAAAGCAAGGTAAAGAAGAATGGGGAGCGTTGGCAGGGCAATTTTATTTTACGCTTAAATTAGGCAGAATACTTTGGAACAACGCACTAATGTAGCCTTGCATATAACGTCCGGTACAAGTTGCGTAATTTCCAGCGACCTTGATTAAATGTACTGCCGTTTCTGTTCTTTTTATTTTTAGGGAGGGTTTTATTTCTTGTTTTATAAATAAATTAAGCAAATACTTAAAATAAATAGTAAAATAGTTGCATGGTATTAAGTAAATGCTTATCTTTGAAGTACAATAATACAAAAACAAAACAAAATGAAAACGCAAAAATTTGAAAACAAAAGATTCAACGAAGTAAGAACACTAACATTAGTTGACACAGTAAATTCTCTTTATACACATACATTCGATGTTGATTTTCACGATGGGGACACCGATAAAGTATCAATCAATGTGAATAACAATAATAATTTAGGTAAATGGTTACAAGACAATTGTGATATAGAAGGAACTACTGAAAATGTTGAATTATTAACTAACCTTTTAAAATAAGAAAAATGAAAACGATGTACACTAATTCAGGCGAAAAAGTTCAAGTAACTAATGAAAAAAGAGATTTAGGACATGGAGAACAGGTTAAAGTAATTTATAGTGACGGTTCAGAAGGATGGGAACATTTAGAAGATTTACAGGAATAATGAAAATAGAAGAATTAAAAAAAGAACTCGGCTTATCCAATAAAGATATTGCTGAGTTTTTTGAATTGAACGAAATGAGCTATGCAAATTCAAGTGCGAAAAAGCGATATGAAAATGCACTATGCAAATTCTATGCTTTTGTAAAAAGCAAAGCGGGCGGGCAAAAATAA